AAATACGGTAGAAGATGCTGAAGTAGGAGTTGCTAATATCCTTACATTCCCTGAATTTATGTCAGCAGTAAAGGTTGCTAAAATAGCACCAGTATTAATTGTTCCAAATTCACTAACATAAACATCTGTTCCGTCGTGAACAATATTTAAAGATGTAACATGGTATTCTGTTCCCCTTGTTATTTGTACTTGATAACTTGCGGATCTGTAATCAGTAACACTAAAGGTATCTACAGAACTTTGTGAAGTTGAAGTTGTAGTTGAAGTTGATGTATTGAGATTAAGAATTACTGGACCACCAATTTCAATACCGGATCTGGCAGTAATAATTCCAATAGAATCTACATTAGTTACATCTTCATATGTTAATGTTCCACCAATAGAAACATTTCCAGTAAATGTCGCACTAGATGCTGCTATTGTACCAACTTCAATATTTGGAGTTCCAGTTAATCCTGTTGATAAACCAGAACTAGCACCACCACTGACAGTTGTTCCAATAAACTTTCCAGTAGTTTCATTCCAAGCAAGAACTTTGCCATCTACTTTGACAGAATCTCTATCAACATCATCTAAAAACTCAAGACGAACTTCGCCACCACCACCTTGAGCATTGACAAGATTTTTAAGATATTCTAATTCTCCTCTAATTTTAACAATTTCTGGATCACTTACATTCTCTCTTACTTCTTCTTTTGATTTAATAGTCGCAAGAATTTTTAGTGCATGGTCAACAGTATCTTCTTCTACTTCCTCTGTTACCTCTTCTTCTACTTCTAATTCTTCTACTACCTCTTCTTCTTTTACTTCTTCAACAGCTGGTTTATTTGGTTTCTTTTTACTGCCAATTTCTTTCTTGTGTTCTTCATAGTCATCTTGTTTTTCTTCTACTACTACTTCAGAATATAACCAAGATTCAAGTGCTGCTATATTTTTTTTCTGCTCTTCTTTCTTTTTCTTATCCTCTTCTAATGATACTTTAACTTGGGAAAACATTGAATCGATGTCAATTTCTCCCACAAGAGAACGAACTTCATCCTCTTTTTCTTTTTTTGCTTTACCAATAGCAGAGAAAAAATCTTTTAAGTCAGCATTCATAATACTATGTGCTAATTCCTGCTGTTACCATTGCCATTCCTTCTGCTAATCTTGATTTAGCACCAGAAGAAGATGACAATCTTATATCATAATAATATCTACCCGATTCTAATGGTGTTGTTACACCAGAGGTCATTGCAATAGAAACTTGACCTGTTGCTGAAGTTATTCCTACAGTAAAAGAATGTGATGTTAAAGATTCTGCATGTTTTTTTAATTTTGCTTCACCAGAAAACCCAGTAAGATTTGTTGCAGAACCATCAGATTCTAGAGACGTAAAGGTTTTTGAAAAATCAGAACCTTGTGGAATAGTTATGTTCTTTACTATTTTCGCCATCTCTTTTTTTAATTATTTATAGTTTTGTCTGCTTTTTTTAGCATCTTTTGTAAATCAGCAGTAGATCCTACAAACAAAGCATTAGTAACATTTGTAGGTCCTTTTTGAACAGTATCTTCTTCAACGTCTTTTAATTTTTTCTGAAGTTCCATCAATTTATCAGTAGCGTCTGAAACACTCTTAATTAATTGTCCTGCAACCTCATACGCTCTTGGTTGCTCTGTTTCTTGTGCTAACTCAAGAATACCATTAATTGCCTCTTGACCTTTTTCAATAATGGAATATAAATTGCCACGAGTATATTCATAATCTTTACGAATATCTTGTGGAGAGGAAGATTTTGGATCGATAGGTTTTACTTCCTTTTTTTCTGCTGGAAGTATTTCTCCCTCTACATTAAACGCTTCATCTAATCCATTAAATTTATCAGTCATAATTTATTATGAAAAAGTTTCTCCATCAAATCCAAAATCATCGCCAAATTCAATTAGATCAGTATCTGCTTGCGTAATAGACTTGAGAGCAGAACCTTTGACATGATCTTTTGCGATAGTATTATCTCTTGCTCTATCGATAGTAAGTTTATTTCCAGAACCAACTTTTTTGATGTAAATTGATTCTCCATCAATTTCAAAATAAGTATCAGCAACAATACTACTTGCATCATCTACAACAATAGTAGTGGCGCTAGATAAAATATCATCAGAAAGATTAGTTACTACAGAATCATCATAATCTTTAACTGCTCTAGGAGTAACTCTATAAGCAAGATCTCTCTTCTCAGCATTATCAGTATAGTAAGACAATGTTGCTTGTTTGATTGGTTCGACTCTTGTAACAGGACCAAACAAATATGTTTTAGCAGTAAATCTTAAAGTATAAAGAAGAACTCTTCTGGTAGAATAGTCTCCTTCATAATCATCTTGCATTGTAATATTTTCCAATACAATAGGAATATCTCTTTTTTCTTTAATTGTTTGAACCAGTTCTACACTAAGATTAAATGCAGGTTGAAAATATGGTAAAATTTGTTCAACAATTTGAAGAGCATCATCATTTAACTTAGACATGATGCTAAGTTCAAACTGCATGTTATATGGGACAGGAGTAAAAACTTTATCTACCTTTTTCTTAGTATCTGGATCTTTTACTGCAATTTTTTGGGTTGTAGTAACCTTACGAGAAGAATCATATGTTAACCCTGTAAATTCAAATGACATTCTAGGCAAAGAAATTGCCGTAGATTTATTTAAATTTTGATCAAGTCTCGCTAAAAATTTTTGTGTAGGACCATATGCAAGAGGAATTTTCATCACACTAAAATCAGTATCAGAAGCATCCTTCTTCTGAATAGTAATATTATTAAAAAGAGTACCAAATGATATGATAGTCTTTCTTAAAATTTCGTGGTAAAAATACTCAAACATGATTTTTGTTCACTATGATAATATTTAGTTAAGGAATACCAAAGGGATTTCTTTCAGTAAAATCTAGGAACCCATCTGCTTGAGACTCCAAAATTGCATTCTGAGAAAAACCATCATCTGCTGGATCATTATCAATTGAGAATATAGTATGAGTTGCGGAAGATGTTGACCCAACAATAGTTTCTCCAACCTTAAAGGTTCCAGTAACATTACCAAGTTCAAGCACGTTAGTGTTTGTATTCCAGGTTCTAACCCTTGCTTTTGTTCCACTTGTAGAACCGGTAACAAGTTCATTAAATATAAACGTTCCTGTGTCTGAGGATCCAGGATCTCCAATTGTAATGGTTGGCGCTTCAGTATATCCAATACCAGTATCAGTGATGTGAATAGCAGTAATAGTTCCTGCAGCGGAGACAACTGCTGTTGCTGCTGCGGATACTGTAGAAACTCCAGTAAAGGTAATTGTTGGAGTGGTTGTGTATCCTGAACCTCCACTAGTAACAGTAATGATACCTATTGAACCAGAACCAAGCGTTGCAGAAGCAGTTGCTCCAATTCCTGTATTACTTAAGAATAATATTTCTGGTGTTACTGTATAACCAAAACCTGGATTTACAATATTGACTTTACTAATCGAATCCCTATCAATTATGGCGGTGGCAATACCGGTTAATCCACTTGAAGGTGCTGAAGATATAGCAACTGTTGGAGCAACTGGATAGAAAGCACCTTGATTTCCTACAGTAATTGAGCGAATACCTCCATTAATTACACCAGTAATTGCTGTTGCAGTTGATGCTGTTCCTATCAAAGTCATGGTTAGTGAACCACCAAGAACCGTAGAAGAACCAGTTTCGGAGATACCGTCAGTATCACTGCCAACTAGAGTATCATCAATTTCTTCTACACCAGTATCAATAACCTCATCTTCATAACGGAAGAGTTCGCATCTTAGTTCATAAACATAGTTTTTTTGCAATTGATAGAATGGTTTTTCATGCTCAACAAATTTAATTTCAAACATTCTATCACCAAGTGGCATATAAATTATGTCACCTTCTTTAGGTCTAGATGTTAGTTTTAAATTTGCTTTACCTTCTGTTAAAGGAGTAATATAATTTTCAAATCTTTCTTTTGAGATGATAAAAGTCATCTCTTGAGTTGACTGTATACCAAACTTAGACAAAAGCGTAGTATTATCA